AGGGTGTAGAGGGCGATAGTCCTTCCATTTGTGTTTCGACCTATGGTCGCTGCACTGCATTCATTGCTACGGAGTGCTTGAACAGAGTCCTCTCGCATGTAGCCAACCGGCTTCCCCAACAGCACCGGCAGCGCGGCGGCTAGGGCCGTTCTAGCCTGAACTAACGCCACTTCCTTTCTTGTCATTTGGACGTAGCCGGACCAGCTAGTCCGCCTTTCGCAGAAGAGAGGGTCTCGGTTCCACCAAATCTCAAACTCCTCATCGCTCCAGTGCGGGTTGTCTCGCCGCTCGATTGCTCGTGCCGCCGCCTCCACAACCTCGTCGGGAATCTGCTCGGGGGTGATGTTCATTTCATTCCTTACGTGCATGAGGAAATCGGTGAGAACCCGCCAAATTCACGGCGAATCCTTACGGTTGTGAGGGTGGGGCGGCGCTGAATCACGCAACTCTCCTAAGTGAATCGCGTAGCCACGTCGGCGCGCGATCCATGTCCTCAAGCTTCACCGCGCGCCCAACCGGCGGCTGCAGCTCCTGGCGTGCGAACTCGTACGCAACGATTTCGGCATAGCGCGACGTTTCGTCGACGCTGATGCGCGACGGGCGTGGAAGCCCGTATACCAACTCCAAGGCCTCATTGACGGTACGCGGAATCAACGCTTCGCTACCGGCACGCACACGCCACCAGTTGCCGGCCTTCGTGCGCGCGTAGCCGCTGTGCTCCAGGCACACCCACTCGCGGAAGCGCTGCATACCGCACTGGTAGGTGACGACCATGCTGGCCGGTTTGCCTGGCTTCTCGTGGCGCTCGTACTTCACCGAGCCCACGTCGTACTCGTTCAGCACGCGCTCGCGCTCCGTGCTTATGACGGGCGCATCGACGGGTCGGTCGAGGTGTGCTGGGTCAGCCGAGGCGAAGCAGTGGCCGCACTCTGGGCAGAGTCGTATGCCAAGCGCAAGCAGCGCATTGCAGCCCGGACACTCCTTCGTGCGGCCGGTCTTTACCTCGGCATCGCGGCCGGGCCGAGCGCGCGCCACTCGGATCTCGTCGATCGCGCCGTGCTCGATCACGTTCATGGCGTAGTCCAGCACCAGGCAATCCGTCTTGCCTTCCGCCAGACGAAGACCGCGCCCAACCTGCTGGTAGTACAGGCCCGGCGACTTGGTGGGGCGCAGCATCGCCACGCAGTCGATGTGCGGGGCGTCGAAGCCTTCCGACAGGACGTTGACGTTCACCATCCAGCGCAGCGCGTTCGCCTGGAAGCCGGCGATCAGGTTGTTGCGCTCACCCTTGGCCGTGCCGCCATGCACCAGCGCCGCAGCCTCGCCAGCTTCGTGCAGGCGCGCCAGCACCTTCTCGGCGTGCTCGACGTTGACGCAGAACACGATTCCAGCCCGGCGACCCTGTGCGCGCTGTAGCAGGTCGGCCACCGTGCGCTCGACAAGCCCGTCCTCAGACATCACCGCCGCCAGCTCGCCCTCGATGAACTCGCCGCCGCGGGTGTGCACACCGGACAGGTCGGGCGCTTCGCCGGCCTTGGACACCAGCCGGGACAGAAAGCCCTCGGCGATCAGGTCCGGGATGCGCGCCTCGTAGGCGATCTCGGTCAGGATGTGCTCAGGGCCGCACACGGGGACCGCGCGCCCCTGCAGGCGGTACGGCGTCGCCGTAACGCCAACAACACGCAGCGCCGGATTGAATTTCAGGCAGCCGTCGATGAACTGGCGATAGCGGCCTTCGCCTTGAAGAGGGATGCGGTGTGCCTCGTCGATCAGCAGCAGGTCGAATCGACCCAGCGCGTGCGCCTTCTCGGCCACGGACTGGATCTGCCCGAAGATGATCGACTCGAAGCGGTCACGCCGCTTCAGTCCGGCCGCGTAGATACCCATCGGCGCCTGCGGCCACATCCGCATCAGCTTGTCCGCGTTCTGGGCGACCAGCTCCTGCGTGTGCGCCAGGATGGCGACGCGGCCACCCCATTCCTGCACGGCGTCCTGCGCCATCGCGGCCATCAGCGGCGACTTGCCGGCGCCCGTGGGCAGCACCAGCGCGGGGTTGCCGTCGCGGTTGCGCAGGAAGTCCCACGCCGCCTGCTTGGCCTGTTCTTGATACCAGCGCAGTTGCATCACGCCACCGCCTTGAAGTCTTCGCGCGGCACCCACTCGGCGTCCGGCAGCGAGCTGTTGCGGATGGCCTGGAGCTCGTCGGAGCGCAGGGCAGCCAGCGGCAGGGCGTTGAGCTCCTTGCTGCTGTAGCTGCCGACCGCGCGTGGGCCGTTGCGGAACACGAAGCCGTCGGGCGTCTTGTACTGCACCCAGTTCTCCGCCTCGTTGGCGTCGTCGACAGCGCCCCACGTCACCAGCGCTGGGATGAACAGGTGGTCGCAGCACGCGGCCTGCTGTTCGGCGAGCGTCAAAGAAGGAATTGAGCGCTTCGCGCAGCTCCACCGGCCATCGCCATCCTTCTCGGGCGTGGCATGCAGGCAGGTGCGGCAGGACACCTCGGCCAGTTGCTGGCTGTGGCACACGGCCGAGGCCGGGCACATTTTGCACTTGAAGAAGGCGGGGTCTTTGCTGATGCCGGGCAAAGGCTCAGGCGAGAAGATGACGCGCTCGGCCTTGGCCATCAGCGCGTCCTGCGCGACCTTGTCTTCGCGGATGCGCTCGCCATACACCTGGTCATCGTCCTTGTTGACCATCAGGTACAGGGTGCGCGTCAGGTCGGCCAGACGCATCTCGACCTGGTTCTGCGCGTAGTGCTCGGGCTTGGCCTTGAGCACGCCGTCCTTCTTGACGGCTGCAAAGCTCTTCGCATTGCTGGTCTTGAAGCCCACGACGTGCCACGTCTTCGGCGCCTCGGGCAGGTTCAGTGCGGCGCCGTCGATCTTGGCCACAAAGTGACCGCCGCACGCGGTGAATTCGTACTGCTGGCCCGTCTGCGGATTGATGTCGTGCACCTGCGCGCCGATGCCGCGCAGCTCGGCGATGAACACCGCTTCCTCGCGGTGCCCACGGTCGAACAGGCGCAGCATCCGGCCGTCGAAGCCTTCGCCTTTGCTGGCCCAGCGGAAGCTGTACCACAGGCGCCGCTCGCACTCCTGCCCGATCTGGCTCGCGCCCAGCCGGCGCGACACGCGGCCGAGCTTCTGCTCCCACCAGGTGCGCATGGCGGTGACGGTCGGCAGCTCGGTGACGGATTGGGGCAGGGCGGTCATGTTCGGGCTCGGGTTGTGTGTGGGTGCCGGTTACCGTGTCCGGCGCGCTAATCTCGCAGCGCGGCATCTCGTCTTTCCGAGGCGTCGGCGGGTGTCGGCACCCGCAACCTTCGTGGCTTTAGCAGCTCCACGTTCGCTGTCCGAATCGCTCCGCATTTGATTCCGCTGCAGGACTCGGCAACCCGCCCAGAATTCGGGGAATAGGGCCGTGTGTTGGGTCTACGCCGCACGGCGCGGCACAGGAGGCGGGCTCTCGCCCTAGCGCCCAACTCGCCGGTCATCCGTTACGCCGCGCGCTTACCCCACGGCGCGCCACCCGCGGCGGGCTTGGGCGCATCGTCGAAGCCGGGGATGTCGTCGCCGAGCTTCGACCAGGCCTTGACCTCGTTCGCATCGCGGTCGTAGGTCTTGGTGCCTTTCGTGGTGCCGGCCTTGATGAACTCCACGCGGATGGTGTGCGGCTTGTAGTGCAGTTCCTGGCTGTCGCGCGGGTTGGTCACGCCGGTTGCTTCGCGGATGCTGGCGAACTGGCGGTTGGCAATCTCCACCGCCTTGGCGTTCGGGTTGTCCAGGTTCAGGCGCACCCAGACCTTGCGGCCCTTGCAGGGGCCGTCGATCACGTCGTATTCCAGTTCCAGGAAGTGACCGTCGTTCTTCTTGGTCGGCTTCATGTCGCTGTCGACGATCTGGGCGGGGTAGTCGCCAGTGGGCAGCGGATCGAACTGCTGCTGGGCTTCGGCATTGGCGTCATAGGCGCCGGTCAGGTTGGCCATCGTGGGTTCCTCGTTGGGGTTCAGTGGTTCGGTTAGGGTCTTGCAGGGACGGCGGCGAAATCCCGCCAATTTTTCAGGCCGCCTTGGCCTGCTCGGGATTCATTGCCCCGACCAGAGCGTCCCACTTGAGCGGGATCACGTCGGGCAGGCCGTAGCGGTTGCCGGCGATGAAGGACGGCTTGGCGTTGCAGTGCAGGATCCGGCGACCGGTCGACACGCCGCGCGCGCGGACGTTCTGGCCCTGCGCTTCCTTCTTGATCGCGGTTTCTTCCTGAGCGAAGCCGATGACGTCGGCCCATTCCACGATCAAGCCGAGCGCGCCCTTCTGCATCTTCAACTCGTACCGGTCGAAGGCCTCGCTGTCGGGCGCCTCGAAGCGCTTCACGGCCGAGTGGGCGATGAGAATCACCGCCATGCCCTTCTCGACCCGCAGGGTGTTGAGCTTGTCCAGGAACTCGCGCCAGACCTTGTTAGCATCGACGTAGCCACGGCCGTAGCCCGGCTGCTCGATGCTGGTCCAGTTGTTGAGCTCGCACACGTGCGCCCAAATCAGCGGCTCAAGCCAGTCAGTGGAGTCAACCACCACCGTGCCGAAGTCGTGCTGCTCTTGGTACAGGCTGAGCAAAGCCTCATCGACCTGCTTGTAGCTGGTCAGCAGCGGGAAGCTGCTCGTTTCCAGCCCACTGAGGCCGTCTTCCAGCGGCAGGAAGATCGGGCTGTAGGCGCCGGCGGCGAAGGTGGACTTGCCGACCTTCTGCGCGCCGTGGATGACCACGCGCGGGGGGAGCGAGTTTCGGGTGGTCCTGGAGATGCTGGAAAGGGAGATGGCCATTACTTGCGGACTCCGTGCATGGCGCGGCGCACACGCTTCATTGTGTTGCGGCCGACGTTGTAGGTCCGACCAGGCTTCTGCACCCATGGGAAGACGTTGGGGCCGGTCGGGTTGAGGGGGTGCGGGATCATGCGAGCGGCTGCGGAGACGTGCAGATAGGTGCCGCGTGCCGCGCAGAAGGCTTTCAGGCTGCTACTTGCCATCACGCCGCCTCCTTCATCACGTCCAGCATCTCGGCACGCACGCTCGCC